ATCATATCTTTGATTTCGTTGCACTCTACGGAAGGCGGAGGGCGCGGATGGGCTCGTTTGTAGTACCTGAGCCGTTGTCGCCAGCGCGGGATGTGCCCGTATCGCTTTCCGGCGTGATCGTAGAAGCGAACGAGGTCTGCATCGGCCAATTCCCGCGCAACCTTGGCTGCTGTTTCGAGCGAGTTTACGCCAACATCGCGCCAAAGCCGGATAAGATCACCAGGACTAGCCTCGAAATTGCCGAAATCGTCCGCGATCATGATGCACAGGACGAACGCGCAACGATCGGTATTGTCCTTTAAGTCGAGCCAACGGCCGGATTTTCCGAGTTCGTCACGAAGTATGCGATCAGGCACATTTATCTCGATATTGAAAAGGGAGCGCCCGGCAGTCCGGCGTGGGAGGGCGACGGACGTTTCGGCATGGGGCCTAGCCGAGCGCTTGAAAGGTTGAATGTTTCACGAACGTTCCACGGGAAACCTTAGAACGCCAGACCTAGCTGCGCTGCCCGCTTGCGCTGCATCGCAACATACTCGGGATTCAGTTCACATCCAGCCCATCGCCGCCCAAGGGACTGAGCAACCTGGGCGACGGTTCCGCTTCCCATGAATGGATCGAGGACGACGGCCGGAACCGGATCAAGACCGCAGGAGCACGTCGGTTGCCAGCCGGTAGTCCTGTTCTCCGCATAGCCATACTTCGCATAAATGGAACTCAACGCGCTGCCCGCGACCGTTCCGGTAGCGTGCGCGGTCTTGCAATTATCGACGTCATGATTCGCGCGATGATCTCCCCGCGGCGGGCCGCCCACGCGTTCGATAACGCGCTCCCATCCCTTGCCGCACGCCGGACAGTGGCCTCGCTCGCTCGTTCCGGCCATGATGCACGGCTCGACCAGCGCTGTCGGGAACGTGGCGAAGTGGGCGTCGGCGTAGGATTCCGTAGCTATCGTCCAGACAGATCGTCGATTGCGCGTAAGTTGCTCACGCTGCTGCGCCGCATATATTCCGGCAATGCCGCCATCGTTTCGAGAGCTGTCTATCTTTTGTGGTATTACATTGCCCGGTACGCGCCCGCTTCCTTCTTCCGCAATCGCCGCCGCATCGTAGTAATACCGTTCCCGCTTCGCCAGCAGGAACAGGTACTCGTGCGACTTCGTGCAGCGGTCGGTAACGCTCTCCGGCATCGGGTTAGGCTTCGCCCAAATGATGTCCTGCCGCAGCCACCAGCCGTCGGCCTGTAGCGCGAAGGCGACGCGCCAGGGGATGCCGCAGATGTCTTTGGGCTTAAGCGGGCCGAACTCTTTGGGCTGCGTGTTATAGGCCGATAGCGGGGTTTCCCCGCGCTTGCCGCCTATCTGTGACATACCGCTTGGGACGCGATTTCCTGCTGGTGATGCGCTGTACGAGTCACCCAGATTGAGCCAAAGCGTCCCATCGTCGGCCAGCACATCGCGGACCAGCCGGAACACATCGACCATCGTTTCGACGTACTCGCCAATTGTCGACTCGAGCCCGATCTGGCGGTCGACGCGGGTCGCGCCGCAGAGTCCGCACAATTCCCCGAACGGCGTCCCATTGCGTCCATTGTTGCCTTTGTTCTGGGTCGATCCAGTAGCCGGTTGTAGATGCGAACATTCGCCATCCCCGCCATCCCATTTCGCTGTCCCGTAATCTCTTAACCCCCAATACGGCGGCGAAGTAACGCAAGTCTGCGCCCGAACGCCAGCCGCGATCATCGCCCGCAGGCCGTCCCGAACGTCGCCGACGTAACACTCGTTTATCATAGCGGCAGCGGCGATTGCCGCGGCACGAGCGCGACCGGATATGCCGCGCGCCCGGAGAACCGGCACTTCCGGCGCGGCATTTCCATGAGCACTCCGGCCTCGATGAGCTCGAGCACGCGCGGGCAGACGCAGTTGATCGGGATGGCGGCGTAGTGAGCGATCTCGCCGCGGGTAAAGTCACCAGCCCGCTCGCGTTGGATGAATTGGACAATCTCGGCCTGGCGCGGCGTGATGCTCGCGCGCCGGTAGGCTTCGAGGGAAGTATCTCGGATATTCGTTGCCGCGGCCATTACGCGCCCTCCCAGGCTGATTGAATCGGAAAGCGGCCCTACCGCACCTGTCGCGCGCGGCGGGGCCGTAGTGCGGGTTTTACGGCGCTGCTGGCGTGTTCGCTGCGACTGCGGCGGCGAGCGCCGTGGTCTTGCTGGTCACGTCAGCGGCGAGCGCGTCGATCGCGGCCTGATTCGGCTGCAGCGCGGCGATCTGCGCGGCCAGCCCTTGCAGCAGGGCGATCGCGGAGTCGACAACGGTATCTTCGGCGGTTACGGCTGCTTGTACATCGGCGAGAGTAGACATAATTCGGTTTCCTTGGGTGAGCAGGGCGTTAAGTAGCGAGATTGCATGGTCGAGCTTGCCCTCTAGCCCGACGTCGCCGTTGTAAACATGAACGTCTATTCGCAATGACATCACTTCCCTTTCGCCATGACCGCAAAGCTGGTCTGCACGTCTTCGAGACTGTGCGCCACGAACGCGACGCCGCGGTGACGCTGGACTTTGCCTAGGAACTCGACCTGCGCCTCGGTCGGCTCGGCCCCGGGGCGCTTGACCTCGATGCCGAGGAACCTGCCGTCGCGCAGTTGGCCGATGATGTCCGGACAGCCCTTGAAGCCGAAGCGGACGAACTGGCCCTTTATCTCATAGCCGCCGGAGTTCATGCGGGCGAACCATGCCACGGCTTTGCAGTAGGGGAGCCACTCCAGAATAGCCCCTAGGACGTCACGCTCGGCCACTGGCGGGTATTTGCCGGCGGCTTGTGGCAGCGCGACGCCGGACGTGTCAACGTGGCCGGCGCGGTGCGCGCGCAGCCATTCCTCGGTCGGGCGGAGGACGCTCACTGTGCGCTCACTATCGCCCGCCCGATGATTTCCGCGATCTGCGGGACGATGGCATTGCCGAGGCATCTAAGGCGGTCCACTCGGCTGGGTATCCCATGAGCCACTCGACCCACGTTGGGTTCAGTGATCCACCAAGCACCCTGCCCAGCGTGTCCTGTTGCAATATCTCGTCCCGATAGCGCGGAGCTTCTCCGTCCTTGTGGTCCCGACTCGTTTGGCGTAGGCAATAATCCAGACTCGGTCGCGTCGGTGAGGCGCACCAACTGCGGAAGCCGGTATGCAATGCCATTCCGCGTCAAACCCGAGCGCGGCCAGGTCTCCGAGAACTCGCTCAATTCCCCGTCCAAGCAAAGCTGCGACGTTCTCCACGATGACGTAGCGGGGTCGTAGCTCGCCAATAACTCTGGCGTACTCGCTCCATAATCCTGACCGCTCGCCGTCGATCCCTGTCCGTTTCCCCGCGTTGCTGATGTCCTGGCAGGGGAAGCCGCCACAGAGGACATCGACATAACTTGATTTCGCAGTCGGCATTGCGTCGTCCTGCCGCCATCCGTCCACTCCTTCCAAGCCTTCTCGCTGCCCTGCCGTCCTGCATCCTCCACCGATGGCGTCTGCCACAGTCTTGGCCGTGATTCCTCGTATGTCTCCAAGGTTGGGAACAGTAGGCCAGTGCTTCCGCAGGACGGCGCAGGCGTAGGGATCGATCTCGGACTGCCAGATGACGCGCATCCCGGCTCGCTCAAGCCCGAGGTCGAATCCGCCAATTCCGGCGAACAGGGAGCCAACGGTAAGCTGTTGTCCACTCACGTCTGCCCGCTCAGGAACAGCCACCAGCGCCACCAGAACGGCATCCGCTCGGTTACAGCGTCGGTCAACGTCGGAATATCCGGGCGGCTCGGCTCCACGGTAAGGCTAGGCCGGAACGCGCCGGTCGGGGCCTCGACCCAAGCGAACTGCTCGCGATTGGCGTAGCGACCGTTGGCGGCGCGGAAGCGGGTAGCGTTAGGCACCTTGCTCGGCTCCGTTACGCTGCGGCGGATCGGCGACGAGCTTGCCGGCCGTCCGAAGCTGAATCTCGCACTGGCGGCCGTAGGGCACGCCGTCGCGCCACTTGTTGACGGTCGTCACCGGAAGGCCGAGCGCCCGAGCCGCAGGCGTCAGCGAACCGTTTCCGAAATAATCTAGGATGTCTTGATAGGTCACGGTTGGACTGTACGCCTAAGCGCAATCCATTGTAAAGCCGGTATATGGCTATTGTGCGATAATCGCACACTATTTTATCGAAAAGCGTATCAAGGCTATTGCAATGGCTACGCAAAGGCGTACTATCCATCTATGCCGCATGGGGCGGCGAAACGGGAGAACGAGATGGAAGCAACGAAGGTAGGACTGCATACATATAGCGTGAAAGTGAACGACTCAACGATCAAGATCATCGCGGAGTCGCAGGTCGCGGCTGAGCAGGCTGTCCGGTGGATGTACCGTTGGGACGCGAGACTGGTTGTCTCGGCCAAGACTTTGCCGCCGATACAGAGCAGCAGGCCAACGCCGCGCTAATCGCTGCCGCGCCCGATCTGCTCGCGGTGCTGAAATTGGCGCTAGACATTATCGAGAATGACGACGGTTGCGCGCACGGTCTGGAGCCGATCCGCGCTGCCATTGCGAAGGCGCAGCCATGAAATTCCGCCGCGATACTTGCCGCGTCTGCTCTGGCGATCTGTTCGTGCTGAAATGGGCGAAGCGCAAGCCGCGCACTTGCTACGGCTGCGCCATCAAACGCCGCGCTGCGAAGGCGAAGCCATGAGCGCCGGCAGCGGTCCAGTCTACGGCGCTGGCGTCGCAACGTGGTCGACGCTCCCGTACAACTTCGCCAATCGGCTGCAGCAGGCGCTGGAGGAAAAGGCGCGCGACGAGGCCGAGTCGAACGATCCGAAGTTCGCCGAGTTCATCGCCAGCGCGGCGATTGATATGTCGGATGTGTCCGTCGTCATCGCGGAGACGGTCAAGGGGAGCGACGATAGCTACATGAACGCGCTGCGCGCCGCCTGCCGCATCGTTGATCGATGGGTGACGTTCAGGACCAACTCGATGCCAACGTGGGAGCGCGACGAAGTGAAACGTAAACTGATCGGGGGGGAGCAATGAGCAAGGCCGCAATTTTCCTGCTTTCTGCCGTCGTACACGCCCGCCACGCTTGCGAGCGGACGCGCCGGATGCTGGCCGTTGCCATCGCGCGCTTCATGGCGCTGCTGGCGATTCAAGGGGCGGCGGGATGATTGAGCACCGCAACGAGGCGATGGACCCGCCCGACTTTCTGGGCACGGAGTGCAAGATAGCGCCGGAGCGCCAGACAGCGCGCGAGCCGGACGCTGGCATCATTGCGCTAGGCGACGAACTGGCGACTAATGTCGCGCTCGGCATCGCCACGCGGGAACAGGTTTTGGCCGTCGTCAAGTTGGCGTTCGATGCCGGCGCTATTCGCGGCGCGCTGGACGCCTGCCAGAATGTGCTCGAATCGTTCGGTCAGAAGCCGGTATGAAATCGCACCGCAGCTACACGCCGGACCCGGGCGCGATCATCTGGAAAATCCTCTGGCCGCTGCTGATCGTGGACGGCGTGATGTGGATTTGGTACGCCGAGCATCCGAGAGTCGCGGCGATATGGTTCGCCATTTTCCTCGTTTCCTTGTTCTACGTCCGGCGATGAACCTGCCGACCGACAATACGATGGATCGCGTTATATTCATCGGATCGCTAGCAATTCTAATCTGGCTCCATACGGGAGGTAATAATGCGGTCAATCCTAGACCCGACGTTCAAATACGTTCCGGCGTCGCATACCAATATCGCGGAGACTTTCAAGCGCATCCGCCGCGAGCAGAAAGCGCAAGCCGAGGCCGACGCGCAAGCGAAGGCCGAACAAGCGACCAAGGTCGCGCCAATCAGGAGAACTAAGTGAGCGCAACGAGAATTTATCGCGTCCGCGATACCAAAAACAGCGACGACGACCGGCTGATCCTAGCGACCAGTGCAGCAACCGCCGTCCGCTTCGCCGCCGCGCACTACTCGGCCGAGGTCGCCAAGCCGAAGGAAATCGCGGAACTCATGGCGGACGGCGTCAAGGTCCAGCAGGCGAAGGACGATCAGTCGTGAGCGAGCCGGCAATCCTCGGAACGATCCGCGCGTCATCCTGGCCGACGCTGTTCGATTGCAGCTTGCGCTGGTACTACCAAAACGTGCGCGGGATGCGGACGCCAGCGCGCGGCAAGTCGCAGCTGGGCACGGCGCTGCACAAGGCGACCGCGGTATACGATACGCCGCGCGTCAACGGCGACGCCGGCAATCTGTCCGAGGCGCTCGGCGCGTTAGTCGAAACGCTTGAGAAGCCGGCGCAGGAGGTCGTCTGGGACGACGACTTCAAGATGGTCAAGGCCGAGAGCATAGGCCTATCGCTGACGCGCAATTATGCCGAGCAGATCGCGCCGTCGCACCAGTACCGGGCCGTCGAGATCGCATGCAACGCGCTCGACATTACGACCGAATCCGGCGTCGTGCGGATCAACGGCACGACCGATCGCGTGCGCGTCACCGGGGACGGCCGCGAGGGTATCAGCGACATCAAGAGCGGCGGGCGCGCAGTCGGCGCAGACGGCCGCGCCGTTACCAAGGGGCACCATCTGCAAACGGGCATCTATCGCATCATGGCCGAGGCCGCGCTCGAGCGAGTGCTGGATGCGCCGGACGAGATCATCGGCCTGCAGGTCGCGGCGAACGCCCGCGTCGGCTGCGGCGAAATTGGCGACAGCCGGACGCCGCTCGTCGGCGACGCCGATTCGCCGGGGCTGATCGAGATGGCAGGACGGATGCTAAAGAGCGGAATCTTCCCGCCGAATCCGCGCTCGATGCTCTGTTCGCCGGTCTACTGCGGCGGCTACGGCGTCTGTAAATTCCACGACTAGGGAGATCCAAATGACGAACGCAACGGCGAATATCGCCGACCTTAAAAACCAGCCAGCGCCGCGGGAAACGCGACTAGCGCCGATCCAGCCAGGCTTCGGCGACCTGCAATCGTTTGAACTGCTGCAGCGCGGTGCGCGGCTGCTGGCGGCGTCGCCGCTGGTGCCTGACATATACCGCGGCGCGGACGGTGCCGGCGTCGCCTCGTGCGTTATCGCGCTCAATATGGCGCTCCGCATGAAAGCGGACCCGCTGATGGTGATGCAGAACCTTTACGTCGTCCACGGCCGGCCAGCTTGGTCGGCGCAGTTCCTGATCGCCTGCTTCAATCAGTGCGGCCGATTCTCGGCGATCCGGTATCGCTGGCAGAGCGAGCGCGGGAAGGATGACTGGGGTTGCCGCGCCTTTGCAAAGGAACTGTCTAACGGCGAGGAAATCGTCGGGCCGCTTGTCACGATGCAGACGGCGCAGGCCGAAGGCTGGCTGGGGCGCGCCGGCTCGAAATGGAAAACGATCCCCGAATTGATGCTGACCTATCGCGCCGCCGCCTGGATGGTTCGCACGCACGCGCCCGAGCTAGCGATGGGCCTGCCGACCGCCGAGGAATTGCACGACTATATCGACGTGACGCCCGCGCGCGAGCCGCTAACGCCGGAAGGCATCAAGGAAGCCGCGCATACGGTCGCCAGTCAACCGCAGCCGGCCGACGCGCCGGATAGCGCGCCGAAGGAACCGAACGCCGGCAAGGCTGCGCCGTTGGCTACTGCGGCCGATTTGTTAGGCGACGGGCCAACCTATGCCGAGATCGCGGATAGAATCAACGCCGCGAAGTCGAAGGATGCCGTCGATACCGCACTGTCGCTGATTCATTCCGGCTTGCCGGAGAAACAACGCGCCGAACTTGCCGACCTCGGCCGCGCGCAGAAGCTATCCATCGGCGACTAACCGGAGATTCAATCATGCTTGATCCAAACAATCCTCTCGCAACGTACGTCGGTCATCCGAAAGTCCGCGGCCTCACGGCAGACGGTAAAAAGGTTGTCGCGTGGGCCGGAACGCTGCCACTCGCAAGCGATGGCGGCAGGCGCCAGGAAGCGGCCGTCTGTTCGGCCTTCACGCACATGGGCCTGGAGACGCAGGACTTTGACGCAACCATGACGCTTCAAGAGTTCAATCATGTCATGGCCGGGAACGGCCCGCCGCGGTACGACTACCACACCGGCTTTTACTACGACTTCGGGCAGTCGCCTAACGGCGATCCGTCCGGCATCAAGATTTGCAGCGACGATTCGTTGCTCGTCGCCAAGCGGTCGCGTCCCTGAAAGGCGGCGCGGGAACAGTAGCCCGCGCCGATTCGATTGGGGAGACGCCGTGAGTGACGCACTGCTGGCAAGGATCGACGCGCACCTGAATGATGACCCGACTTCTGCGGGCTGTCACATTTGCGTTGGGCTGATAGCGGACTGCCGAGCCGCCCTTGCGGAGCGGATACCGCGCGAGCCGTTCGCTTGGACGCTGGACATCGGTAACGGCCCGAACTTCACGGTGAGTCAGGAAGTCGCAAACAGTTGGCGTTCCCTTGGCGAAGTGACGCCGCTGTACGCCGCAGTCCCAGGGATACCGCGCGAGCGGGATGCGGAGCGGCTGGATTGGCTGGACCGTGACGACATTGACATCCACTTCACCATGCGAATGGACAAACCGATTGTGCTTATTTTCAACCGCAAAGGCCGGCTGATCGGCGAAGGCTTGACGCTGCGCGAAGCGGTTGACATGGCTATCGCAGGGGACAGCCATGGGTGACATGCGAAACGCACGCTGCGCCTACTGCCTCAAACATCACGCGAGCGAAGAGGAAATGAGGTTCCACGTTTGCGAACCAGCCGACCGCCGCGCCGCTCCCAAGATGGGCGATTCTCCTGCCGCGCCGGAGGATGGCTGGCAGCGAGACGATTACGACACGGTAGTCCGAGCCCTGCGGGGATCGCCTAGCGGCGCTACCGACCATATCGCGGCTGGCATGATCGAGCTTTTGTGGGCCCGTAACCGGGCGCTGGAGGGCGTGAACGCCGCACTGGCCGCGCGGTGCGGGAAGATGCAAGCGGCCCTGCGAACGATCCAGCATTGGGACTGCCTGAATCCGCCGCGTCCAGACCTGCTCAGTGACCTGCCGTGGCTGCGGACCGTCGTGGACGCGGCCCTCGCATCGCAAGCGGAAGGGGAGAGCGCCACCCCAAAGAGCGGGGCGGGAGGGTGAGCTGCAAACACTTCGGGGGAGCGATTATCTGCTGCGCGCATGAGTCGGAGCCGTTCTTCTTCAACGGTCGCCGCTTTGTCGTCAACGAGCGATGGGGGCCAGCAGCGGTGAACAAGCACGGTGATCCGCTGGCCGTCCAGCCGTCAGGGCGAATGTTGCAGGCCGCGTATGAACATTACCTCAAGACGAGGACAGACAACGAGCCATGAGCGTAGCTGAATCCCTCGCGGCTAAGACGGGGTACTGATGAGCCATCCATTTTGCCCGCTGTGCGAAACGATCGGCTCTGGCGTACCGCGCGCGCCGACGCCGTACTACACCTGCTCGGGATGCGGCCTCTGGTGGCAATCGCCTATGCCCGACAAAATGTACCAGCACCCCGACGAATACGACCTGGCCGAGATGCCGGAAGGGGACCGCAATGCGAACAGGATACTCGCGCAGTGGGCATTTGATAATCCCCTTAGAAAGAGAGCCGGTCGGACGCTCGACGTCGGCTCAAAACATCCGGTACTCGCGGGTTTCCTGGCAACGAATCACGGCTGCGAGGCGTGGGCCATTGATGCTGAAGTGGAAACGAGCGGTCAGAATGTCGTATCGATGCTCCGGGGCGACTTCGAGCGCGATCCCATCGAAGGCCCCTTCGATCTGGTCACGTTTGTTCATGTCTGGGAGCACGCCTATGATCCGATCAAGACGATGACGAAGATGCGCGGACTGATGCGCGACGAGAACTCGCGCTTGTTCATCCGTATGCCGGACAGCAACGTGCCGGGGATTGAGCGCGACTTCCTGCCGGAGCGGTACGCGATTCATCCCTTCGTCTGGAGCCTGAGCGCGCTGGCTGAATGCTGCGCGCGGACCAATGCGTTTACCATCGAGTTTACTTATGCCCTTGAACCGGGCCAGAGGGATTCTGTTTTGAAGCCAATCCAATGAACGTCTACCGCCGATTTATGAGTCACGTTCTAATCGGTCCGAAGTGCTGGTTCTGGCTGGCGTCAACCGATCGCAAGGGATACGGCGGATTCTTTTTTGATGGACGCAAACAGACAGCGCCCCGCGTCTCCTATATGTTCATGCGCGGCCCCATTCCTGCCGGCCTGTTCGTTTGTCATCATTGCGACAATCCAGGCTGCGTTAATCCGGATCATTTGTTCCTTGGAACGCCAAAAGATAATTCTCGCGATGCTTCTGCAAAACGTCGAATGAACGGTCAGCAGTTAACGCACTGCCGACGCGGTCACGAGTTCACGCCGGACAATACTTTCGTGCCGCGAGGTACGACCGGCGGGGCGCGAGGATGCAGGACGTGCAAGCGTCTAGTTAAAGAACTTCGCCGATCACGTCTGCGCGCCGCCGGATTGCCGGTAACATGAAACCGTCAATCTGCGTCTGGTTAATTACGAGGAATGAGGAGCGTGATATTCCGCGCGCGCTGCGCTCCGTCGAATCGTTCGCCGATCATGTCGTCATCGTCGACACCGGATCATCCGACAATACGCAAGCCATCGCAAAAGCGTCGATTAAAACGCCGATGACGTACGAGGTCTATACGGATGCGAGCGAGCTCGGACCTGATGGCAACTGGCGAATCGCTAATTTTTCCAAGGCCAGGAATCACGCAATAGAACTTGCCGAAGCGACCGGATGCAGTCACCTTTTCTGGATAGACAGCGACGACGAAGTGACGACGCCGCTTGCCGCGCGCCGCATTGCATATATGCCGAACGGAGTCTGGGGATGCTGGATAGAACTCGGCGGCGGTGTTCGTCAAGTCCACTATCGCGCATGGGACGCCAGCCAGAAGATACGATTTCACGGCTACGTCCACGAGTGGCCCGATATTTCCGGCAGACCGCAAGCTGTCATGAATGACCTTTGCATCGTTCACGATGGCACAGCGCACGAGTCGAGCGGCGAAACGTCGAACGAGCGGAATCTGCGCATCCTGACCGCGCAGTATGCAGCCGAGCCGGACGCGAGGACGGCGTTCTACATTGCGAATACGCACAAGGACGGCGGGCGGTTTGATGAAGCGATCAAATGGTACGACAAGCGAATCGACTACGGGGACGCTTTCCGCGACGAGCAGCTATTCGCATATCTCTATCGCATTAGATCGCTGCGCCGCACCGGCAGGCAGGGCGACGTTGACCTAGCAGCGCAGTCCGCAGAAACGATGTCCACCGCGACCGACTGGCAGGAGTTCCGCATGGAACTCGCGTTCATCGCGTACGACCATAAAGAATGGGCGACGTGCATCGCTCAGGCCAGCCAAGCGCTCGACAAACCGATCCCGCAGACCGTCCTATGGCGCGAGCCGCAGATGTACCGCGATCAGCCTGCCCGACTGATTTCCTGGTGCCATGAGCATCTGGGCAACAAGGCGCAGGCGCTCGTATGGTCGCAACTGGCAACAAGACTGATCGGCCAGCATGACGAGGATTGGGCAAGACGCGAGGCGCGGTTGTCGGCGATGCTCGAAGCGCCGGAAGCGCCGGCCATCGTCAAAGGTCTGCGCCGTATGGTCGCGCTGCACCGGCCAGGCGCGATCGGCGACATTCTGATGACGCTCAATCTCCTGCCGGCGTTCAAGGAAGCGAATCCCGATACCGACGTACACTACTTTTGCAGCGCCGGGCTTGCGTCGATGGACGCGCTCGGCGGGATCATCTTGGCGGCCGGGGCGAACGCCGTCATGGACTGCGCCGGCCTGCCGCAATGGCGGAAGAATTACGATCGCGTGATCGACCTCGTCGGGTATCCGCTGGCCGAAGGGTATCCCGAGAAGCCGATGCGGTGGCACCTGCTTATGTATTTTGCTCAGGAAATGGGATTATTCCCTTGTATGCCAGCGCCGCCGCTCGACCCGTTTAAATACGGTCTGCCATCGCTGACGCTGCGGCGGCCGAAGCGGACGGACGTTCCGACGATGCCGAAGCATTACGCAACCTGGCAAAGTCACGCCGGCTGGAGCCGGTACAAGCAGTGGCCGGATAGCAGATGGCTAGAAGTTAGGCAAGCTCTTGAGCCGCAGATACAAATGATCCAGATCGACGCGGGGCAAGGCTGGCCGCTCGCGCAATCGATCGCCATGTTCGCCAACGCAACGATGCACATGGGAATCGACTCGTTCTGTAATCATCTGACGAATTATTACTGGACCGACGAGAACGGAGGTCGGCGCGTGCCCGGCGTCATCCTATGGGGGTCGACGCAGGCGAGCGCGGCGGGCTATCCGGGTAATACGAACATCAGCAAGGGGCTGCCGTGCCAGCCGTGCTTTCGAGAATCGCCACAAATAAGTAGAATGCCAAGAGGACCATGCATCAATCCGCCACGGCCAAACTATGACGACGACACGCCGCACAAATGTATGCAAGACATCACCGTCGACGAAGTCGTCGAGGCCGTGCGGACGATGTGGGCGAGCGTCAGCCGAGATAGGCCGCCGTTAGCGCCGGAAGATCGACCTTCGGATCGCCCGTCACCGTCGCCGTAAACACGCCGGCCTGACCGGACTTTCCGGCAGGCGCGGGCGGCGTAGGTTCGCCGACGACCCCAGTAATCGTAACCGCCGCGGGCGCAAACTTCGATTCGAACGCCGCCCGCAGCTTCGCGAACTCGTCCACGATTACGGTCCCGAGATGGCTGGCGTCCGCGCTGACGACGGTTGCGGCCGCGGCGGTTGCAGCCGGATTGCGATGCTTCACCCAGATGATCAGAGCGACGACGCCAACTACGGCTAGGATGCCGAGCAATAGCGGCCAGTCGATGCCGGAGGTCTGCGATACTGGCGGAAGTGTAGCGGCGGCTTGTGCATAGGCGTTCATGGCGTTCCTTTCGACGAGCATTGCAGGAAAAGGCGATCGACCTGCGCGGCGTAGTCCGCCATCGCGGTCGCATCGGCTAACTCGGCGGCGGCCAGCTGCTCCGTCGTCGCGGTTTCAGGATCGATAGGTGTCGGCGGCGGCAGGACAGGGCGCTGGTCCTCGGTGAAACACGGGACCGCGACCGGCACCTGGACCTGTACCGTTGTTGTGCGGACCTCGGGCGGGATAACGCCATCGGTCGCGCAGCCGCCTATAGTGAGTGCCAGCGAAAGGCCGACGTAGCTGACGCTCCTCACTTCGCCGCCTTAGCAGCAGCCCGCAACCGCGCCGCATCGCGCAGCAGTTTATCTGTCGCGTCGAGCTTCTGCTGGCAGGTCTGATCCTTGACCGGAGGAGCAGCGGCTATCTGCTGGTAACGCTGGACTGCGGTCTGGGCAACGGCGTGCGCGGCCTGCCCCTCGGCCCTGGCTTTCTGCGCCGCGTCGAAATTCTGCTTGGCGCGCAATTGCCATAGGTCGACCAGATCCGACTGCTTTTTGCTGGCAGCCGTGCACGAGGCAACGTCAGCCAGCGCGTCCGTCGATTGCTTCCGCGCTGCCGTTAGCTGCTCGCCCTGCGCCTCGTAGGCTACCTCGTCCTTCGCCCGCTGCGATTCCATCGCCGGCTTGACGTAGTGAACCTGCTCGAACTCGTGGAAAGCGAGCGCCGCGCCGGCCGCTAGGGCCGCGTAGATCGCCAGTTGAATGAGCAGGCTCATTTGCCTGCCAAATAGGCTTGCACGACCGGATCGTCCTCCAGTTCGGCAATTGCCGCCTTGGCCCGCAGGATGTCGTTGCGGATGGCCCCGGCACAGTGCGATTCGCCAGTCACCGGGTCTTTGCCGAATGGCCAGGTATGGTCGAGCAGCCACCAGCCGACCAAGCCCCAGCGATGACCGTGAGCCGCTGCCGTCCCGCAGCGCGAGGAGATGGTCACTCCCAGAACGCCGAAGTGGAAAAACGCCTGCACGAAGGCGTCCAGCCCGATGGCCAGCCGCAGCAGATAGGCGCTCACCGCTTGACCCTGCGCTTCGCCTTGGCCCGTTTGCGCGGCTTGACGGCGGCCGGCGGCCTATCCGGCGCAGTCTCGACGACGGCGGCTACCGGCGCAGGCGGCGGCGCATCTGGCGGCGTAGGCGGCAGCGCATTGACCGCGCCGGCCGTGCCGACGAACTGCTGCTGCGCTGGCGGGATCGCGGGCGGCGGCGGCCCGGGCGGCTTGTTGCGCCAAGCGTTAATCCCCTCCGTCAATCCCTTGCCGCCGATCATGACGGCCAGATAGCCGAGGAATAGTTCGGTCGATAGTGTCTTGCGGAACTCCTGATCAATGACGACCCACGTCGCGCTGAAGCCAGCGACGAAGGCGAGGAACATCGCCATCGAGGTATGCCGCGTGCCGGGCCAGACGAACATCTCGGAGAGGTCGATCGGGTTCCGCTTGTCGAGTTGCGCCCGCGTAAAGAGCCAGACGCCGCCAGCGATCATTGCGATCCCGAGAATCTCGCCCGGCCATATCTTGACCAGAACGCCCCAGAGCGTGAATTCGATCATGGTATGAACACTCTGTTACCAGATGGCGGCGGAACACATTGGACGTGCGCCCAGCGCGGCGTCGACTGCGGCGACTCCTGCCATAGCCCGATGCGGACGAGCGACGGGCGGCCCGCGCCGAGGAGCCAGGAATCGAGCATCTCGTCATCATCCGAAAGGTCGCACGCCTCGCCAGTCATGTGCTTCGAGTTCCGCGCCGCGCCGCTCGTACTGGCGTTGACCTCCGGCGGACGCCAGCCGCTGTTGACCGTCCGGTATGACCCTTGCGGTTGCGACGCGTAGAAGTCGGCTAACAGTTGATTCACCTTGTCGACTGTAACGGCGGCATTTACGCGTATGGCGTCGGTCAGTTCGCTCGCATAGGTCACGTCGCGGCCCATGTAGAAGTCGGCTAGGGTGATCATGGCTTCCCCTGCCGCAAATAGCGTTGTATCTCGGTCAACTGTAACTCGATTCGCTGTTGCCCTTCCTGAGTGACCCTATCCTGTTGCGCGTCCTTATCCTTCTGCATAGCTCCTTGGACTTCGAGGATTGATACGCGCTTGTCGATCTGCGTATAGGCGGCTCGAAATTCCTCGATGATCGCGTTGCCTTTGAAGTAGAGCATAGCGACCAAACTGACGAATGTAATGACCTCGCCGATCGTGACTCGGCGTTCAAAATGCCAGCCACGTCGATCACGCATATCGTCCTCCGACTCCGTATCGTGCTCTGTCATCGTCGACCTCAGTAGGTTAGCGTGCTGTGATCGCCGGGGTATTGTTATAGCTGTGCCGTGCAATAGTGAAAAAAATTAAGCAACCCATGTAACCAAAATATAGCCGGCGCAGCCATCGCCGCCAGCGTGATTTCCGCCAGACGACCCGCCGCCGCCGCAGCCGTAATCGGTCGACGTCGCCGACGTTCCGCCCGCAGCCGTTCCGCCAGCGCCACCGGTTCCCATCGGCGAAGAACCGCCCCCGCCGCCGCCCGCGAATGTATTAGCTCCGCCTGCCGCGCCGCCATTATGGCCGGCCGCGCCGCCACCTGCCGCCCCGCCGCCCCCGCCATTCGTCGACGCGCCGCCGCCCGCGCCGCCGCAAACGCTCGGATCAATTAAATTACCGGAGGCCCCTGGATTAAGCGTGCCACCTGTACCGCCAGCACCGCCGCCTATACCGCCGCCCTTTCCGCCTGTTCCGCCCGACACCGACCCGGCACCGCCACCGCCAAGACCTCCGGCGACGGATAGCGCGCCGAATGTTGATGCCCCGCCATTCGTACCGGGATTCGCCGGGGCGGTTCCGACGCCAGCGCCGCCGGTTCCCTTCGCACCGACGACGAGCGAAATCGGCGATCCAACGGTTACGGCGACTCCAAATAATTGCATGAGCTCACCGCTGCCGCCGCCGCCCGCGCCAGGCGTTATCGAAGCTATGCCCCCGCCACCACCGCCGCCGCCGCCGATCATGAAAAGATCGATCGATGTTGTCGTCGGGGTGAACGTATCCGCGCCTGCTGTCGTGAACGCCTGCGACTTTGTTACTCCGGTGCTCATGCTAGGCGATCCACTGGATCAATATGTAGCCTGGCGCGCCGCTGCCGCCGCAGGTCTGCGTGCCTGCCGTTGCGCCGCCCCCGCCGCCGCCCGCTGCCCCATAGACGGAAGACCCTGCCGCGAAGCCGGTCGCGCCGCCGGTTCCGCCGCTGCCACCGATTCCGTGAATCGTGGACGCGCCGCCGCCACCGCCGGCTTGGCTCGTGCTGTTCGTGCCGCCAGTGCCGCCAACGAAGCCGCCAGCGCCAGCGCCAGCGCCGCCATTTGCACCGGTAGCGTTGCCTGCACCGCCAGCACCGCCGCCGCCGAAATAGGTCGGCGCTTCGGCTAGGCCGACAGAACCGGCGACCCCAGGCGCGCCGATGCCGCCCCCAGCGCCGCCCTTCGGGCCGCCGCCGGTAGCTCCGACACCGCCAGTGCCGCCGCCAAAACCGCCGAGCGCATTGATGGAGAATGCGGCCCCAGTGAACGACGAAGTCCCGCCGTTGCCGCCCGCGACGCCGGTCGACCCCGCGCCGCCTTGGCCGATCGTGATTGTATAGCCAGTGCCATCAACGACGGCGATCGCAAGATTCTGCAGTAACTCACCAGCGCCACCGCCGCCACCGCCGCGCGTTGCGACGCCGGTCGAGCCACCACCAGCACCGCCGCCTCCGACCATCTCCGCGATCCACACGCTAGAGACGCCGGTCGGTCCGGTAAAGACTCCGCTGCTCGTATACGCGACGCCCTGCAAAGTAGAATTTCCAGCGCCGGAACCGGTAGCGCCAGTATTTCCCGTGTTTCCGGTATTTCCTGTCGCCCCGGTATTTCCGGTCGGCCCGACACTTCCTGATCCGCCCGGGCCGGTTGCTCCCGTCCCTCCGGTGCTACCGGTCGCGCCAGTCCCCCCTGTGCCTCCGGTATTGCCGGCGCCCGTGTTCCCTGTGCCGCCCGTATTCCCCGTATTCCCCGTGTGCCCGGTTGCGCCAGTTCCTCCCGTAGCGCCAGCGGTGCCGGCCCCGCTGGACCCAGCGCCGAGCCGCCAGTCGATCCAACTGGTAACGGTAGCGGTTCCGGTGATGACTTCGTACAGCGCCGTGTAGCCTGTTACTGGACCAGGCCAGCCGCTCGGCGCGCTCGTAACGAAATCGACGACGCCGGTCGTATTGTTCAGGCGAATGTAACAGGTGACGCTGGCCGTCAGCGAGAGCGTTCCGTTAGCGATCGACGTCGGGGTGCCTCCGATGCTCCACTTGCCGCCGAGGTATCCCCACGTCAGACCGGCGCATGTCTGAAAATTCCGACCGAACACGCCGGCCGGGGATTCGGCGTCGAACAATCCGTTCGCGCTGACTTCCTTCTGCGCCTGCGATGTAAGGATCAGCGGTAGATTTGTCGTAGAGTCGGCCATTTTTATCTCACGGTAATTGCAGCAGCGCGCTCATTGCCACGCCAACGGCGGGACGAGTGACGCACAAATAATAATCAGTGCTCGGCAACAGCGTCGGCAGCTTGCCGGGATTCGGATTTCCGGTCATGTAGAAAGTGAACGAGACGAGACTCGATAACGGCAATCGCGTAACCGTCGGCGGCAGCGGAAAGCCGCACGGCTCGTTCGTAAGCGTTCCGCCCATCGGCAGTTGATCGCCGGACCCGGCGAATGCTTGAATCTTCCCCGCGCCGGCCGTCACGCTGCCCGTCGTGAACTTCAGCACCCACGTCCAGTTAGGACCGCCCGCGTTGTCGCCGGAGAAGCAATAGACGCCGTCGACCATCGTCGTATTGACGACCGTGCCGCTGCATCCGGTGCCAGTCTGTGGCGGCGGATTGTTGTACGGCGGTACGGGCGCGAGAGGCGAGGTATTCGACCCGCCGCTGCCGGGAATCACGGCCGTCGCTTGCGCGCCGAGGTTATACGTCCCGACTTGCCCGACGCTGACGGAAACCGTCTGCTGCGTCGCGCCGAAGTCCGTTACCTGCATCGCTGCGGTATAGACGAAGGTCGGCGCGATCAGATTGACGATGCGCGCGACATTCTGAAAATGCGCGTCCCATATCTGCAGGACATATGCCTCGGACGGTTCGCTCAGTGTGACGTCGGTAAAGTCCGCCCACGCGCCGCCGACGCGCGTCCGCCGCGCCCAGTTGATCGTCATGTTGCCAGCGCTATCTACGCCGCCGCCGAGGTCGGCCGGCGAATACGGGCGCAGCTTCGCGCCGTAGTTGATGAAGGAAACCGGCGCAGCAGAATCGAGAGAAGTCCCGAACGTGACCGCCTTGTATTCGCGGATCTGTGCCAGTTCGTTGAACGGCGCGTCGACATCGAGTTCCGGCAAGCTTACGAACTGCTCGCCGAGAACGTGACCGGCGATATTGAACTCCGTGCCGCGCCGGCCGCGCAGAAATCCGGTCAAGACGTAAGTAGACGGCGCGGTCAGGACCGCGTTCTTATACTGGATCATCTCGCTGCCGATCATGGCGACATTCGAGCCATTCAGGACGGCGAGCTCCGTGGCACTGGCAAGCTCGCCGCCGCCAAGGCCAACGACGACTGTCGCGGAATTGATCTCGTCAAACACGTTACCGCCGCCGAAGTCGCCGAGCGCGTCCGATACCGTGCCGATAATTGCCGCCGTGCCGGTGCTGGCGATGGCGCTGTACGACGCGCCGCCGTCAACGGACTTGTAAAGGCTAGCGCCGCTCCATAGCGCGGTCGACGCGCCGGCCATCGCGGCATAGAGTCCATTCGGGTGATCCGTATCGATGACGAGCGGGATGTCGAGCAGGACCAGCTGCGACGGCTGCTTCGGATTCGGTGACGAAGGCGTGAAGCCGCTGGTTCCGACGGCGGTCGGCCCTTGCGTCCAGATGCCAGATAGCGCGGCGACGCAATCGAATTGCTCGATGTTCGCCGCGACATCGTTCTTGTTGGCGATCCGCCAATCGACGCCGCGAATCGTTACTACGTCCGTCGGCTCGAGATAGCAGTACTGGCGCGAGGTAAGAGCCGTCGCCGAGGTCCGTTCCCACCATGCCATGAACAGCAGCGTATTCGCCACTTGCTTCGCCTTCGCGTCCGGCATATTGATGGCGAGTTCGATGGTCGATTGCAGTTGACTCTGCGTGACCTGTCTCTGTGATAACTGCGTTCCGGTCTGGTAATCGTTCGCCTCGTTGACGTACTTCACGCTCATGACGGCCGGAAGATCAACCTCCTGCGCCCGCACTTCGGTCAGCAGCGGCGGCGGCTGCGATCCCGGAGCTTGCGCGGCGAGGTCGTTGTCTGGAATCGTCAGGACCGGCGTACCGCCGCGCTTGACGAAGGTTTCGACGCCGGCCCGCTCGACGCCGTCGAAGTAGTACGCGCTCTGTAGCGGCGTGATCGCATCGCGCGATGACATCTGCTGCGCGATCAGATAGCCGTGAACAATATCGGTCAGGGCGGTCACGCCGATCTGCGCGGAGACCAAGCCGGCGCGTAGTGACAGGTCGGAGACGATTTCGGATAGAGGGATGCCGCCGAGGTCTGGAGAGAACCTCGACAGTTCGACGATTGACGTACCTCTTGCCAGTCCGCAGCGCCCGGTTGTAATAACCTTGATGCCGGCCGTACTGCCGCCCGTCGCCATCGGCACCGATAGACTCCCGAATCCCCAGTCAGCGAAATTACCTGCCCCGTCGATAGTATAGATATTGACCGTAGAACTCGCCGAATTGTAGGCCCAGCAGAACTGCCCGTTGTTTTCAAAATGCGTGACGATGTCAACGCTTCCAGGCTTCGCGCTCTGCCCCCAGCCGATGGTATCTATCGGCGGCGATACTGTACCGTCGGCGACGACCAGACCATCCTCTATCCGATACCAATGATCCGTGGTCGTCCCCCCGCTTGATGCGGACGTGAACGCCCACAGTTTAGTTCCGTCCTCCGACATTGACGTGCTGCGGAGATACAGATTGATCGGAATTCCGGCGGCGTAGAGAAACTTAGCTAAGTCGTGGACGACGAATATCCCGCCGGTGAAGATCGTAAAGCACGCCTCCGTGGCAATAGACGGCACCGCGTCGCTCGCGGTTATCTGCGTCGCTGCGTCTGGATGCCAGAGACACGTAGTCGACATATCCGCATAGACATAAACGCCGACCGGGCCGTAGTGCGGCGATGGTCCGTCCCACCATTGCGGGAACTTATCTTTTATGGCGCTCGGAGCGATGTCGGCAAACGTTGCAGGGTCGAAGTCCTCCGATATATTCGGAACGACTGGAGGTCCGCTAGACTGGACCGATACTGCGGAAATTTTGATCGGGTCCGTACCGTTGGTCGGCCACTCGGCGATTGTCGGGAAATTGCCCAGCGTGTACCCGATAGCGTCGTTCCGTTGGACGATATGGAGATCGCCGGGCGGCGCATTCTGCACGACCTCAAACGACCAGTTGCCGATCGTGTTCCCGCCGCTGGTCAGATCGTATTCGTTGAAGACGACGTAAGCCGTGCCGCGATAGCCGGGCACGTTGCCGACGCCTAAGAACGACTCCATCGTCGGATCGGCTATTTGCGTCTCGGTTCCGAGATAGACCGTGCACGGGATCGCATCGCCGACGCTGCCGTCCGCGTTCCAGATCAGCGTTCCATTCCACCAGATGCGATTGATCGCCTGTATCTCATTCGCGCATAACTGCATCGCAAACGAGGCGGTATAGGAAAACGTCGTAACGCTCGGGCCGCCCTTGCCGCCGTGCTCGTGCTCGTGCAGGTCGGTCTGCCAGATGATATTCGGCGTGACCCGCATCGCGCCGTAGATCAGCGGAATCGGGACGCCGTACGACGAGTTCGTCAGCTTGAGGTCGGTAAGGCGAGGCCCTTGCGTCTGCGGCGGGAACAGCAGGCTGCCGACCATCGATCCGATGGCGAAACCGATCGGCCCGAAAAAGAATCCGCCGACCGCGCCGAGGACTAGAGATGCCATGCTACGGCGGGGTCAGCCCGTCGTACGTTTTGACGCTGGCGCGCGCGAGCCCCTGAATCGTTTTAATCGCTGTCGCTAGGAGGCCGTTAACCGCTTTCAGAGTCGCAGCAACGCCGGCAGACGGTCCCCAGTAGTGGCTGCCGAAATATCGAGCGCCGAAAAAGCGATGCCCGAACATTAGCTAAGGTCCAGGGTGACGGCGCTGCGGTTTCCGCTGGAATCGACCGTCGCGGTGATGCGATCCTTCGTATCGGTCGTATTGCGATAGACCGCCGTCGTCGTAGCCAATCCGGACGCCTTGCTTAACAGTGCGGATGCAAAGCCGCGCGTCGCCTGGAGGAGAGTCATGGTGCCCTCGATAACCGACGCCATGACGCCGGCCGCAACGCCCGCTATATCGGCACTGATCGATGCTCCTACTGGCGCGCCAAGGCGCGCGTAGCAGTCGCCGGTCTGCGCGATGCCGGGAAGATCGAGCACGACTTGACGCACCAGATCAGTTGGGCCGGCCGCCGCGGCCGTGATATGCAGCGCGAAGTCACCGAGGGTGTCGGTATGCCCCGTCGTTAGCGCGAGCGAGTACCAGCCCGGCATATTGACCGAGTCAATCTCCGTAGCCGAAGGGCTTATCGAAGCGGCAGCCGCACCGTCTTTCGATAGGTAGATCGTCAGCCCCGCGCTCAGTCCGGTCTTACCGTTAACGTAAGCTAAATCCGTTATGAAAACGGCGAGGTTGCGGGCGGTCGATTGTTTAAGAAACATCAGATGCTCCCGCCAACGTTAACGGCGCGCGGCCGTGGATAAGCGGTCGGCAGCACGAGCGTCGTCGACCAGTTCGTAGTATTGGACAAAGAAGCCGCTAACGAGTAAACCGGCTGGCCTTGGGACGAATCGATGTCCGTAGCGTCCACTAGGTAGATAGACTGACCGAACCCGACGTTATTGAACGTGATAACCGCTTTTGTTCCGCCCGACGACGATTGGAATTTAGGCTTGCCGCCGACGATACCGGCTAGAGTTACCGAGCCCGTTATTACGATGGTCGTCGCTATGTTGATCGTCCACAGACGCGTCGCGGTGATAGTCGTGGTGACGACGGTTTTCATCGTCAGCGTAAACGCGCCGGTGATGGTCAGTGCAGTGTTCGGGAAGGTGAACGTTCCGTCTACAAACAAGTTCGCGCCTAGCGTTATAGTGATCGCAGACGCAATCGACATATTATTCAGGTGAGCACTTGCCCCTAGCGTTAGCGTGCAACTGCCATTCATACTTAGAGTCGACGAGCCCGCGGAGAACGTTCCCGAGACGTAAGTAAGCGTCCCGGTTCCCCATAGGATCGTCCCGGACGCGGTAACGGTCCCGGCGAGGGATACGTTCATATTGCAGACGCCCGCGCCGGCCCACGTTCCGCCTTCAATGCTGATCACTGTCGTGCCCGCTGCCGTGCCAGCGGTGACGTTGAAGCCGCCTTGGCAATGAAGCGTATTGCCGCTGATTGTCGTGCCGCCGTTCTGGACATTGCCGGTAGTGGTCCAACTGTCGGCCAGCGTGTGCGTCACAGCTCCGCTGAAAACCAAAATCCATCCGACTGTTTTTCCGGCACTCGTTAGCGTTCCGGTGCTGCTATGCGTAAGCGTACCAGTGCCGCCAACGCTCATTCCGGCGACCAGTTTGAATGTGCCCGTGACCGTCAGCACCTGGCTCGAATTGATGGTGAACGTGCCGACGTAGTTCGTGAAGTCGATCGACGCGCACGCCGCAGTCGCCGTGACGGTCAGATTCCCCGACGTGGCGGTCGCCGTGATCGTATCGCCAGCTATCGGCGTGCCGCTGTTCGCGACATAGGACGAAGCAACGTTGAAGTTGCCGCCGGCATTGCTGATGACGAATGCGGTCATGACGTTTTCACGAAGTAAGTCGGCGTCGAATCGCCGCCAGCAACGAGGACCACGCCTTTAAGGTTCGGCACGTACTGCATCTTGTTCCAGATGCCGGGATTGCCGGAATACGACATCGAGGCTGGCGTCGGCGCGATGCCGGTCAGAACGACGCGATCGACGAAGTAGCTAGTATTCGACAGCCACTTGATCGAGTACAGGAAACCGTCGTCTTGATAGTAGAGGAACAGATCGAGCGCCGGATCGTAGACCATGCCAGCCGCCCAGTAGAGATTCGTCTGATTGATGCTTCCGGCGAAGGGTCCGCTGAACATCGCCTGCACCGGAGCGGCCATCTTGCCGGTTGAGTCGAGCGCAAGACTTTGCGTCAGAGGCACGTTCTGGACCGCGTTCTTCTGCCCGATCATGAGCAGGATATTTCGCGTCGGATCGACGACCGCGCCGCGCCGCTCATAGTCGGTAAACGTGTCGGTATAGCGCAACGTCCACGTCTTCGCAAACGGATCGAACTCGTAGAACCTACTCCCGTTGATCGCGACGCCGATATGCTCATTCGGCAGTTTGACGATGAAGTGCGAGTCGCCGCTGATCTGCACTGGATACGGAGGGAACGTTCCCGGCGCGTCCCATAGCTTCGTCGGCCAGTCGAGCCGGTCAACGGTCTTGCCGCCGTCCGGCGAGGAGTCGCGTTCCCAGGTGTTCGTCACGCCGACGGTAAAGAACGAGTCGAGCGCATCGACGAACTGCGTCACCCAATAGGCGTGCCGCGCATTCGGCGTGACGCCATCGCGCATGTAGGAGTTGGACGGATCTGCCGCGTGCGTGCCTGAGACCTGGTTCCCGTATTGATTGAACCAGACCTGCGCGGCCGGCGACGGATTGCGGCGAACGCCCCAGCGCGGCGCGTCGTCGGACAAGCGCAGGCCGCGGACCTCATTCCCGGCCCAAGCGCGCGCGCCGCCGCCGCCGAACAGCAGGAGGTCGCTGTCTGCTTTCCGCAGCGCGCCGCCCATGTAGAGCAGCGCCGTCTTCGACGCGGGCGAGCCGAAGCCGAGGTCGCCGCCCGCGTTCGTCGTCAGTCCAGCAGCGACCAGCGGCGCGAAGTCCATCTGATTCATGGCCGACTGCGCGCCTACGGGAATCCATGCGTTCAGCGGCTTGCCGGCGAGCCACGCCGGGCCGCTTGGCGGCGGCGCTGTCGCGCCAGTGGGCGCGGTTGATCCGGTCGGCCCCGTTGGCGCAGTCGATCCGGTACTGCCGGTCGGCCCCGTCGCGCCGGTATCGAGCACCTCGACGGTAAGACCTGGCGCGTAGAATGTCGCCGTTTTCATGTCAGTTGATCCTGTAAATCTTGAAGTTTTTCATCCTGAATGCAGCAAGCCGGAGCGTCGGGAAATTATGGCCGCCGTGATAAGCGCAGAGCCAGAAATTGCGGATTCCCATCGCCGTCGCTATGCCGTACTGCGTCGTCGCCGCGTACGGGCCGGCATCGCGCAGCCGCAGATTCGGATAGAACAGCGCGAGTTTGCCGTCGACGCGCGCTTCGAGCTCGCCGTCGTTGTTGCCTTTGCCCGTAGCCGGCACGCTATTGACGCGCAGCCGGTGCTCGATGTGGTAATAGCGTCCCTCGTCGAGCACGCCGGTCCCATAGTTATCCCACGGCAGCTGCTGGCCGTTGAAGTCGACAAAGTCAGGGTTATAGCAATAGGTCGACAGCGGCCATTTGCCGGCGAGCGGGTGCGGCGGGTAACGCGGACAGAGCCAGTCGCCGCGGTCGCTCCAGCCGTCGTTCCCGTGAACCATGCCGCCGCCGTTGCCCGCGATCAGCGTTCCGATCGTGCCGTGCGGGAACGGCAGTTGATAATGCGATACGACGTAATCGTCGTCCGGACGCGTTACCGTCGCGAAGCCGGGCAGCTTGCCGTTCTCGATGACGGCCTTGTTCGCGCCCGGCATGATCATGAGGTCGTACGAGTACCAGGCCTCGTTAACTTCCGGATAGATTCCGACTTTCAGGTCGAGCAGATTCGATTGCCGCGGGTCTGTCCACAGTTCGAGCGCGCGATCTCCGGCGTCATCGGTGACGAATTTCCGCTGGCCGTACAGGTCGTACGCCGGCTGAATGATCCGGTCCGTTATGTATGCCGGTCCGTCCTCCCAGCATTGCGTCTGCATCAGCAGCGTTCCGCCCCACGGCGCGAGCGTCGCGGGCTGCGGCAGATAGCCAGCAGTGAAGCGCACGACGTTGATCGTGCCGCCGGTATAGACCTTAGGCGTCGTGGTCAACGTCAGCGGCGCGGATTGGACGTCGCGCTTCGGCGCGGCGAAGCGATACCACGGGCCGGCCGAGCTCGTGATCGGCAGCGTCGCCTGCTTGTTGAGCAGGTACGCCGTCGTCGGGTTGACTTCGACTTCGGCGTCGAGCGATAGCGTGTCGGTGCTGCCGTCGTCATAGACGACCGCAAGTGTCGCCGGAGTCGCCGACGCGATGCCGCCGACGATAAGCGACGTCGCGCCCGCGCCCTTGAGTCCGATCTGGACGGGCACGCCCTTTTTGCAGATCGCTGCCAGATCGATCGTAACTTTCCCGACGTAGCCGGTACCGACCTTTACGGACGCGACGACGGTATTGTCTTGCCCCTGCCACGGCAGCAGCGGCGCGACCGATACCGCAGCGCCGCTCACGTCGCCGCCGTAGACGAAGCCGGATGTCATTCCGCCGGCCGCGTCGGTAATCGCCGGGTCAGTTAAGCCGGACGGCGGCGGCCCGGCATCGATCACATTGACCGTCGCGCCCGGCGCGTAGACGGTAAGCGTTTTCATGCCGGCGGCAGGGCGTCCAATACGGCTTGCCCTTCGACGATTGCGGCGTCGCGCGCGACGATCGCCTGAGCCGCGGTGCGCGCAGCGGCGATGGCGGCGTTCAGTTGCGTGATGGTCGAGTTCGCCGTCGCGAGTTGCGTCGTCAGCGCTTGGACCGTAGCCGTCTGATCGACCGGCGGAACGCCATCGATGACGACGACATTGACGGCGGTCGGATCGCGGAAAATTGTTACGTCTGCCATGATGCTCTCCTAGGTATGGGTGAGGTAATCCGCTTGCGGGTTGACGTACAGCACATGCGTCGCCAACGCTGATCCGATCACCTGTATCACTTGGTCGGTCGCGCTCGGCTGCGTTTGTGTCAGAAGACCAGCGGTGGTCGCGAGATAGACCGCGCCGCCAACGGTTGCGAAACTGAATAGCGAATCGTCGCGATAGATGCCGTACAGCAGCACGACGTGCGACCCGCTGGAGAACGTCTCCATTGCAAGGCCGACTACGGGTACCGTAGCGACGGTCGTCGCGTTCGCCTTGTCGACCGCGCCGCTCGAGTTGACGTAGACCGCCGCGCCAGGCGTGAGCGACGCGGCGTAAGTCAGCGGGACCGTGATGCCGTTGTACGTCTGATTGGCGAGGCCGGGATCGAGCACGAGCGTCGTGCCGGTCGCGCCGGTATTGCCGGTTCCTCCCGTCGCTCCCGTTCCGCCGGTATTTCCGACGGCCCCGGTCGGCCCCGTGCTGCCAGTGTTCGCGGTCTGTCCGGTCGCGCCAGTCCCCCCTGTGCCTCCGGTATTGCCGGCGGCACCGGTCGGACCGGTACTGCCCGTATTGGCCGTCTGCCCCGTCATGCCGGTGTTGCCCTGCGCGCCTGTCGGCCCCGTTGATCCGGTCTGGCCGCTTGGACCTGTCGGACCAGTCGTTCCGGTCTGCCCTGTCGGCCCCGTAGAACCGGTCGAGCCAGTCGATCCGGTGTTGGCGGTCTGTCCGGTCATTCCCGTGCCGCCTGTCGCGCCAGCGGCCCCCGTAGGGCCAGTGCTGCCGGTATTGGCGGTCTGGCCCGTAGCGCCTGTCCCTCCAGTGCCGCCGGTCTGCCCAGCGCCAGTATTTCCGGTAAGGCCAGTTCCCCCGGTTGCTCCCGTTCCTCCCGTCCCGCCCGTTTGCCCAACTGCTCCGGTAGGGCCGGTTGACCCGGTATTGGCCGTCTGCCCGGTCGCTCCGGTCATGCCAGTAAAGCCGGTTGCTCCGGTCATCCCGGTCGCGCCCGCAACCCCAGTCGAGCCGGTAGCGCCCGTCGGCCCCGCAACGGTCGAAGCGGCCCCGGTAGGGCCGGTACTGCCGGTAGCGCCGGTCGAGCCATCGGTCGCGCCGCTCGGGCCGGTCGGCCCCGTTACGCCGCGGCTCCCGAACGGCAGGAAGCCAGCGCCGTAAATCTGCGGGATGAGGAAGTCCGGAACGAAGCACGCGCCGTCGATGATCTGGAACGTGCCGAAGCTGGTAACGACCTCGGTTCCGGCGTTCGGCGGCGCGATCAGCTTGACGAGGGCCATCTTACGCGACTCCCCGGAAGCTATACGTCCGCACGACGCGCGAGAGCCAGAGCGCGTCGATACCGTTCTCGACGACCTTGCGCGCCTGCGCGTAAGCGTGAATCATCCGGCGCGGGCGCAGGCTCGAGATGAGCGCGAAGTGCTGCGGCTCGCGCTCGAAGCGCATGACAAGGATGTCGCCGAGCGCGCCGCGCCCGCGATCAAGGTATTCGTCGCAGGCTTCGAGCAGGAGCGTCGGGTCTGGAATCCGCCCGTAGCCGAGATACCGGAGCGCTTCGCCAGTCGTGAAAGGATCGGCGATACCGAGCTCGCGCGCGACGCCGCGGATCAGCCCGATGCAGTCGGTGCCGACGCCCTTCAGGCTCGCCTGGTGCGACCAGCGCGTGCCGAGCCATTCGCGGGCCTCGTTGACGATCTGTGCGCGATAGATCATCCGCCCTGCTTCCCGATCTGAACGAGCTTGTCGACGCCTGGAACGTAAGGCTCCGCGCGCATGTTGACGAGGTTCGAGAACCGGTCGCGGCAGGTTTCGAGCGAGTAGTCGCAGCCGGCGTGCATCGAGTAGGTATCGCCGATCGCCGGCAGATATGGCATCGGCAGTTCAAGTGTCCACTGGCCGGGAACGTAGCTCTGGACCTCCATCGATAGGCCGGTATTCAGGCCGCTGGTAAAAGTGATGACGCCGTTGTCGAAATAGCCGGAGCCGCTGCCGAGGCCGATGACGGTCCCGCCGCTGACCCATGACGGGAACGTGCTCGTATCGACAGGCAGGTCGAAACTCAGGCCGTCCGAGGCGACGTTTTCCGCGACGGTGACAGTATTGACCTCGACCATGCCGACGACGCCCGCGATCGTGATCGGCGAACCGGACGGCAGCCCGAGCGGTGCGGCCAGCGTGACATGCCCAGGATTCGCCGTCGTGATGCCGGTGATCGAGACACCCGCGCTCGGCCCCGGCTCCGTCCGGCTCGTATCGTAGAGCGTGCGCGGATACGCGCCAGCCTCGACGCCGGTCAGCGTGCCGGTGACGGTGAACGGCGTCAGGTCGACGGTGCAGCGCGAATCGCCGAGTTTGGCGCGGCAGCTGGGCGTGGTCAGTTCGATGATGACGCGCGAGTACGCCTGCGTTACGCCGCGCAGTTTCGCCTTGAACGCGCCGCGCTCGATGGTGACTTCGCCGAGCGTGCCGCAGCGCTGGACGAGCGCGCCCTGCGTCAGGTCGGCCCAGTTGACGGTGAAAATAGAGATGTGCGCGAAGTCCCATAGGCCCGCGCGCAGATCGGCTTCGCTGATCGACGGAGAGACGAGAATCCCGTCGACTTCGAGGTTATCGACGTTGAGCGCGCCCGAACTCGCGATGTCGGTCTTGGTGTAGCCTGCGACGGCGCTGTAGGCGACGCTGCCCGTTCCTTGGATTCCCGGCAGATTCGATGGAATCCCGAAGCCAGACATCCACGATTCGAGGTCGAAGGTAATGATCTGATCGTGGTCGGTGAAGCCGAGGACAGTGCCGCTGACAAGCTGGACGAGCCAACACGTCGACGTCGTCTGGTACGGCTGCTGAAAGTGCGCCTTGAGCGCGGCCGAAATGGGGATCATCAGAAGTTCCTCACCTCGACGAGCTTCAGCGATTCCCAATTGATCTGCGCGCCGCTGGTATCCGGCCCGACCTGCGGAACGTCGCTGGCGAAGCGGACCGGAATATCGAACTCGCCGGTCCATGCCGTTGGCGTTCCGCTGGCGACGGTCACGATTCCGGTCGCATAGTCGACGACGGGCGACGCGCCGCCGGTAACGATGACGGTCGCGCTGACCGGCTTCTGGATGATCTGATTGTACGAAAGCGGCGAGACGGCGTAGTGCTTGTACATCTGAAAATGCGTCGCATCGATCATCGTAAAGATGCCAGCGCCATCATCCTTGTAATCGCGGAAATCCTTGAACCGGAACGGGTAGACCTGCCCGAGCGCTACGGAGAACAGATTGCGGACCTGCGTGTACGCGTAGGCTGTCAGCGCTGGATTCTGCGAGAACGCAGCAGCGTCGGCGTTATCCCAGACGTACTCGCCGAGGCCGATCGCCCACGCCGCGTTCCGGTACTCGTTCCCGCCGTACGTCCGCGTGACCGTCGTATTGAACGTGCGACCGCCGCGCGCCCAGAATGCCGCCCAGTCGGGGAACCGCGGCGATTCGATAAAGGTAGTCACATGACGCTCCGCGTCGACTTGCTCGCGCCGCGCGCCGCCGCGGCCTGAATCTGATCGAGCGTGCGGCTATCTGGATTGCCGCTGATATAGAAGTGCATGTGCATCGGCCCGGTCGCAACCGCGCCGCCTTTGTTCATTGCTGCCGGAATGATCGCCTCGCCCTTGTGCACCATCGCGAGCGTGTCCTGCGGGACATACGGCGTGCCTACGTCAAACGACGCGAGATTGCCGAAGCCGACGCCAGCGCCGCCGAATAGATCGCCGCCGCCGAAGCTACCGAAGGCGCTCCCGAGTGCGCTACCGCCGCCAACGGTAGCTAGTGCGGCAGACGCGGTTCCAGCTGCGGTAGTCAGCGCCGTAAAGGCCGTTGTCAGCAGCGTCGACTGCTCTGTCGTCGCGAGCGTATCGGCTTCGACTGCCGCAGTATGTGCTGCTTGCGAGGCGTCGCCGCCTGCGCCCGCGCCGCCGCCGAAAATCTTACCGAATAGTCCGCTAAGGAGATTGTTGCCGCCGGTTCCCGGCCCGAACAGCGACTTCGCGATCTCCTGCGACGCCAATTTATTCAGGTCCGACGTGATCGACTTGACCAAGTCCTGAAACGATTGCTTGAGCGTCTTGTTGCGCGAGATCAGATCATCGATGAACGTTCCGAAGGCGTTCTCGACGTCCTGCGCCGCCTGGATCGCTACGGCCTTGCGATCGAGTTCCGCTTGATTCGCCAGCGTCGTCGCCTTCGTCTGGTAGTCCTGTTCGACCTTGAGCAGTTGCGCCTTGAGCGCGGCTAGCTTGGTCGGGTCCGACGTCGGGTCCGCTGCCATCGCCGCAATATCGGCGTTGATCTTCGCGACTAACGCAGCGTGTTCCTTGTCAAGGAATGATTGCTCTATGGCGAACCGTTGCTGCGTGCTGATCTCGCGGAGGGCCAGTTGCTGATCGGCAGCCAACTTAGCCATGTCGAACTCGTGCTTTGTCGCCGCTTCCTCGGCCTTCGCCTCGATGTCCGCGATCTTCTGGCGCTGGTCGGCTAACTGCTGGCGCAGATCGACAAGGCGCTTATATGCCGCCTGTGTTTCCGGCGCGAGCGCGCCATTCTTCTGCGCGATGGCGTCATATTCCTGCTGCTCGATGGCGATCTTCGCCTCGATGTTGTGCCCGAGTGCCGCCTTCTGGACTTCTAGGCTGCCGATGTATCCGGCGAACGCGCGCTGCTGAACCTGTCGCTCCGCGTCGTAAAACTTGTTCTGCGCTTCGAGATGTTCCTTCGTTCCGGCCGCCGTCATCGCGACGACTTGAGCCCAATAATCGCGCGTCATCTCGACCGACCAGACCTCGAAGCTGCCCTGGTCGAGTTTCATATGGTTGTACGCGTTCTCGGACGCCTTGAGCACATTCTCCCAGCCGGCCATCTTGTCGCCTTCCGGCTTCGGAACGGGAACGAATGAACCGCTGCCGGACTTGAGCGGGCCGGGGCCAGGCGGCGGTTTGCTGCCGTCGCCGGCAATCAGCGCGAGCCGCTTCTGGAAATCGACGTTCATGCCGAGCAGGCGAGCGTTGCCCTCCATCATGATCCGCTCGCGCTTTTTCATCCCCGCATCCCAGATCGCAACGGATGCGTCCCAGCCTTCGGTGACGAGCGCCTTTGCCGCGGCCCAGTACGTCTGCTCGGATACCAGGCTGGCTTCGTTGCCTATCTTGAATTTTTCGACCCATAGCGACCAACTGGAAGCCAGGTAATCCGTCGTTATCAGCAGTCCGGTCATCGACTTGATGAACACGTTAGCGGCAGCCGGCCCAGTCTCGTTAAAGTACTTCGCCATGTTTTCCAACTGCGGCAGCACGCGCTCGGCGATGTTGTCGCCGACGAGGCCGAGCATCTCCTTGAACGCGCCGACCTCGATCTGGTAGCGGCGAATCTGCGCCTGTTTGTCCGGTCCCATCTCGACGTTCATGTCCGCCATCAATTGCCGCGCGCGCTCCTGCGCCGCGGGCAATATGACGATCATCTTGTAGACTTCCTGCACGCTGCGCCCGAAGAATTGCAGCGCGAACTCGGCCTGGTCGGTGCCGGACTTCAACTGCTGCATACGATCAAACGCGTTCTGCATGATCGTATTGAGCGGGAGCAGGGCACCAGTCGCGTCGCGCGTCGTCACGGCGTTGCGCGTGAACTCCTCCTCGTTCGCTTTCAGCTGCCGCGCCATCTTCAGCGCCAGGCCGGTATAGGCTTCCGCGCTCGAGCCGGCGATCTTGAGCGCAATGGCGAACTGCGTCGCCTTATCGCTTGCCATCCCCATGACGTTTTCCAGCGTCGTCACTTCGCTGTTGAACGATTGCAGGTGCGATACCATCGCGCCGAATAGCGCGCCGCCGGCCAGCGCCGCGCCGACAGCCGCCAGCTTGGTCGAGAATTGCTCGACGAGGCTGTTGATCGAGCCGAAGCGCAGCCGGACGTTCTCATGCAGGCCGTCGAACGCCTGCTGCATCAAGTTCGTGTGCTGCTTTATATCGTCGCTGGTCTTTTTCGACTTGGCGCTGAGGCCAGCGAGCGCGTCCGCAATCTTCGCCAGCGACGCCTCGACAGACGACGCGCCGTCCGCGGTCTGACTCTTTAGGTCGCCTACATCTGCGCCTAGTTTTACTTCTGCGTCGTCGGCCATTTAGGGTCGCTCTTGCGGCACCGTGACCCAGCGAAGTTTCGCCGGATCAGTCGTCGTCGCTTGCGCCAGGCGGATAGCGGCGTCGGCCATAGCCTTGGCGATGCCGTCGCGCGTTTGAGGAATGGCTGGCGTATCGTCGGCCTTGATGCCGAGCAGCGCCGCGCCGGCTACGATCAGCGGCGGATATTTGTTCCAGACGGAATACATCGCGAACAGCCGGGGCAGCGTCAGGCATTGCCCGATGTACTCCCACGTCCAACCTGTAGCCGCCGCGACGAAGGCGTACACCGCGGCCCAGTCTACGGGGCCGCCGGCACCGACTCCCCCGGTGCCTTGAGTTTCAGCGCGTTCGTTTCGATGATCGCCTGCATCAGCGCGCCGGCATTGGCGAAGTCTATTATCTGGCGCAACGCTTCGAGCGTCATGTCCGGATAATTGCGCTGGATGCAGACTAGGAAGATCGGCAGCGCCGCTTCGAGGCCGCCGCGGTCCTTGATCGCGCCGAACTCGGTTATTTCCTTTTCGTGCTGGACGAACAGATCGAGATTCAGCGGCGCGACGATGAAGTCATGCCCGCCGAGATTGACCGCCGTCCCGGGAATCTTCCCCGGGATCGGCGCATATTTTACCGCTCCGTTGGCCGAGTCCACGGCGGCTATTCGGAGAACGCGAACTTCTGCACATTCCCTGTCGTCGGATCGGCGAAGCAGCCGATCTCAAGGTCGGGAATGACGAAGTCGTCGTTTTTGAAGTCCATCGTCAGCTTCGTGGCGGTGCAGGCGTAGAAGTAACGCCACATCGTTTGATTGTTGCGCTTCGGTGTCATCAACTGCGCGGAGAACACCGGCACCTGACCCATCGGGATATTCTTGATGGTCATGATCGATCCAGTCCCCGCCGCGTTCGTGTACTGGTAGTTGATGAATACCGTCTTGCCAACGTCGAGGTTCGAGAACTGATACGTCGCGCCCGAACTGTTCACGCCAGTAACGAGTGCGTACTGCCCGCCGGTCGGCGAGCTCGCGACGCGCGTGTACGGCGTGCCGTCCGGAAACTGGACGCCTAAGTCCGCCGCGAATATCGCGCTCGCGCCGCCCGTCGCAACCGCATTGACGTTGACCGCCGTTGAGCCTGCGCCGGTAGGAATCGTCGAGCCGACCGTATCGATGATCGCGTTCGCCGAGCCGGCGACAAGCCCCTGGCCGTAATAGACCGAATTGAACAATTCGGCGTTGATCATCGCGGCCTTCGCCTTAAGCGTCAGCTTCTGCTTGCCGCGGCCGATGTCGACCGGATAGCCCTTATCTCCGTACAGTTCCTTCATGTCGGCAGAATCGTCGACGGTTACATCTTGCAGGATGCCGATCACAACGGGCGACGGTATCGCGATTGCTGCGCCGCTTGCGTCAAATAGCGGCGTTGCGATCAGCGAGCCGGTGCCAAAGAAGTCAGCCATGATTGATGCTCCTTACCGGCTTGGCCGGCGGTTCGTTAGTTCCGATGACGTAAACGTAGCCGCCGCCGGCCACGCGCTCTTTGTTGATCGTGATTCCGCATTCTTCCGGCCGCATCGCCATGCGCCGCAGCGCCTCGTAGATGGTCGCGCCTGCCGCGCCGGGGATCGGTATTTTCGGCCCATGATTTTCGCCGTCGCCTCTCATGGGATCAGCATCGAGATAACCGAGACGAGGACGGACTTTTCCTGAAGCAAGCCCTCGTACGGCCGGATGTCCGGCTCGATATAGACGTGCTCGACCAAGCCGCCGAGCGTCTGCGTGTTTTGCGGGTTGCCAGGATTCGAGATCGCGTCGTCGATCGCGTCCGCGGCCGCGTTGATCGCCGTCGCCGGGAGTCGCCCGCCGGAGTTGTCGCTGGAAAAGTACGCGACGAACGCGACAAACAGCGTCCGAATCGCCGGGATGCCCTTGCCCTTGTAAACGCGCCGCTCGGGCAGCTGGAACGTAAAAAGCGCCGGGCACTGGACGCCAGCAACGTTCTCGACGTGCGGCAGCAGCCGGCCGAAGGTGACGAATTGAGCCTTCACGGCTGGAGCGTTCGTCACGAGATCGAACAGCGCTTGATAGATTGGCTCACGCGTTGCCACGTTGAGCCTTTGGCGGCAGCCATCCGCCCAGCGCGCGATATTCAGGCGAGCCAAATATCCGGCGGAGCGAATTGACCAAAATGCGCGGTCGCACGACGTATGGCACGAATCCGCGCCTGACCAATTTCCGATAGAGATTCGGATTCATGCGCGCAGCGCCTTTTCCATACCGCGCTTGAGCGCCGCGCCGAGCTCGGTCTGGATCTGCGCCCGCATCTCGAACAGGGCCGGGGCCAGGAACGGACGCGCCGCCACTTGCCGGACACCAGGCGGGTGCCGGCGGATGTAGGAGTCGAGCGCCTTGCCGGACACAGTCCGAGGGCCGCCGCGCGCCCCCGCGCCGACTTTGCGGCTAAAACCGTGTTCCCACATCGCGCCATACGATACGTTCGTTCCGACATAGGCGATCGCGGTCGTCTCTGTCGATTCAAAGCGCGAGCGGCTATCTGCATTGCCCTGCGTGATCGACGCGGCCAGCTTGCCATGCCGAAACCCCAGCCTTTGCGGCCGGGGGCCATGCAGGTAATCATTGACGACCTTTCGCTCGAGCGCGTAGCCGAGTTTACGCACCGTATCGTCGATCTCAGCCTTCACGACCATACCCGCGCCGCGGATTCGCGCGACCAGCGCCTTATCGCCGATGATGTAGCCGGAGATCATCGAACGAATCCCATCGGCGGCCGAATCGGCGCGGTAGGCATCCCGGTAACTTCCATAACCGCTTCGCGCAACTTGCGAACGCGATCAGCGGCTTCGGCAGGATCATCCTGCGGCGTGATGACGTACGCCGTTCCGCACTCGCCTGGGTGCGGCACCTTGCCAGCGAACCGCTGATGGTGCTCCCAGTTATTCGGTCGGTTGATTTTCATCGCGGGACGTGTAGATTCCCGAGGCTGAATCCGGTCACGCCAACGACCAACCAGAGGATCATCAGTACGACGAAGATAACCGCCAGCAGCCAACGGCTAGACGGAATCGGCTGTGGCCACGTCGTAAACACGGCCCAGCCGAGAATAGCGAACAGAATGAACTCGAATAGCATCTTATTCTCCTAGTAGATCGGCGTTACGCGCTTGTACTGATTGAGCACGCCCTGCGCTCGCGCCGTGATAGCGGTATTCGTGAAGGCTATGGTCTGCGACTCGATGCCCATCGAGGTCTGTCCGATGCGATCGCGATACTTGAACCAGTCGCCGATCATGTCTACCGCCGCCTGCTCGACGTCGAACGGAACATAACCGTAGGAAAGCAGCACGGTTGTCCCTCCATCGCTCGACGAGAAGTAGTAAGTCCCGTTCGGATCGACGCTGTACAGTCCTTGCGTCAGCGCGGAGCCGAACGAAACCGACGTCAAAGGCGTGCCGTCGGCGTAGGTAACGCCGCGGTCGCCCGCGTTCCAGTGCGCCTGCGTCACGAGCGTATACGGCGCGCTCGACGGGACTTTCTGCACTTCGCTCGGGACCAGATAGCCGCCCGCGTAATCGACTTGGATGTTCGCGAAGCCGCGCCGGAACTCGTAGCCGTTCAGCATGACGCGATACTGATCGAAGGTGAAACCGGACGGCCCGCGGCTAGCGTAGCCGCCGAAGCCGATGAAGTTCTGCGCGACCGCGACGCCGAGCGGCGGGCGCGATGGTACAGGGATGCCGTCGACGGTAACGTTCGCCACGCTCGTCACCGGGAAATTGAGCAGCATCATGGTCGGGCCGCCGAGGCCGCTGCGAAACTCGACGTAGGGCAGATTGCGAATCGTGCGATTGAGCGCCGATTGAATGAACGTCGATACCGACGAGATCAAGCGCTGCATCAGCGTATCGGACAGGCTTGCCAGCCCGCCGTCGACGTAGACGCCGAACGCCGTCGAATCGACCGGGATCGAAAACGTCTTGGTATCGATCATCGTGATCACATACTCGTTGCCGTTGACTTCCGTCGTGCCGTTGACCGCAGACAGACCGACCGTAAGGCCCGTCGACAGCGGCGTCGCTGGCGCGAACGCGAGCGTCACTACCGCAGGATTGGCATTGCTTATACCGGCGATTGCGACGCCGGATAAGCCGAGCCATTCCTTCGCGTTAGCGAGAGTCGTAAGGTCGCCTGGATTCATGGTCGTTTGCGAAAAAGACCGCAGCGGCGACAGGGGATGATCGGTCGGTCAGGGAGGAGAAACCCGACCCATCGCCACCGCCGCGGTTCGCTCAGACAGTTAGCTCTTCACCCCCGTGATCACGCCGAACGCGGGCGGGAAGTACATCTGCAGCACGGCATCGAAGTACACGCCGAGCGTGCGCTGCAACGTGACGACCGGCCAATCGACTTGCCAGTAATCGCGACGGCAGAGCTTCCGGATGATGTTCGGCACGTTCGACAGCGGATACGGATTGCTGCGCGAATAGAAGATGATCGTGCCGGCCGGGATGAACGGGTGCGCGTGGATCTGCAACTGCGCCGTCGAGAAGCCGACGGGGTTGTTGTAGACCTTGGCTTGGACCGCCGCCGCCATGCCGCCCGAGCTCGCATCGCCCATGAAGAACGGCGCGAGGTTCGTGTTGCCGGTGAGGATCAGTTTCGACAGCGCTTGCTGATCTGCGGGCGCCATGAAGATGTCCGTCGGCACGAGCCGGTTAGTCGCGATCCGGTCGGCGATGAGGTTATTGAACTCCGTGATACCACCGGAGCCGGAACCCGCGGTCGTCAGCGGATTCCCGCCGAGATCGACGTAATATGCACCGGAACCGGGCGCGAGAATCTGCGTCAGGATGCCGTCGTAGTTCAGCGAGTTCGTCGACGTATCGGTCGCCGGCAGCGCCGTTGCGACCTGGCCGGTCGAGTTCAGCGACGTGATCGTGACCGACGGATACCCGGTGATCGCAACGAGCTTCTCGCTGCCAGGCGTCAGACCCGCATACCACGCGTAGCCGATTGCGCCGCGGACGGCGGTGACGGTTGCGGTGATCGAGCCGTGATTGGTGCCGCCGGAGACGTTGATCGCGGCGCTCGCGGCCGACTGGATGCCCGAGAATCCCTGGATCAGATCGGTCGAGCCGTCCAGATTCGAGCGTGTGTACGGCAGCTGAACAGCGCCGCCAGCCGGTACGGCAGCAGCGCCGGAACCGGTAACGGTCGGGAACGTCGAGGTCTGCATCCCCATGTACGTCAACGCGACGACGATGACCGAATAGGTCGAGCCGTCGGCCAATGTTCCGCCCGTAGTAACTGGCGTTCCTGCCGGCGTTGCCGCCGTGCCGAGCAGCAGGGACGAGTTTGCGCCGATGTCCATGCGCTCCTCGCCCTCCATCACGCCTTGCAGCGTCGTGGTCGCGGCCAGCGCCATCAGGTCTTCGAACGTGACCGCGGCTAGATACGCCTGTTCGGTCACGAAGTTATCGAGGCCGGACGTGCGGAACGGCGCGGTCTTGTCGACGACGGTCTGCGCCATCGCGGGGCCGCGGTGCCCTTCCGACAAGCCGATATTGATGTTCGTCGGGTTGATCGCGGTCAGCGCGCGCCAGTTAGATTGAATGCCCGTTCCGCCGGTGACGCGCGGAATCATGTTGCGGAACTCGGTCGTGACCGGGTAGAGCAGCCGCGCGCCTTGTTCGAGATCGTACTGCGCGAGGCCGGACGTCGCGCTCGATGGCTGCGTGAACGCCTTTTGCATCGACTGGCCGAATCGCTTTTGCAGTTCCTCTGGCGGGATCGCGTTCGGCGAGCCGTCATCCTTGAACAGGCACGACTTCATAATCCGAATGGCGACGGCGGGGTCGACGCCCTTTTTCCAGGGCGTCTCTTTGAACAGTTCCAGAACGTTCGGGCTTACTGATTCCATGATGGTCTGCTCCTGCTGCGCTTGCGGTTAGGTTAGAGGTTGTCGAAGGCCCGGCTATGCAGCAGCAGCGGCCGCCAGTTTGTAGCGTTTCTGTGCATACGACGTAACGTAATCGACGCTTCCGTCGCCGTTGTAAACGTGATCCGCTTTGGTGAGTTCAGGATAGAGCGGTATGTCGGCGAGTTTCGTCGCCGTAGTCGTTGCCGGATCGCCAGCGACTTGCTTCGTGACGGCGCGAAGCATGACGTGAGGGACCGGCTGCGATTCGTACTTTTTGACCTTTTCCTTCAGTTCGTCGACCGACTTCTGCAGCGCCGCGACGTCGGCTGATTTCGCGAGGTCGTCCGGCTTCGCCGCCTTGTCGGCCCCGCACGTCGCGCCCATCGATGCCGAATGATCGTGAATCGCCTGCATCTTGTCGGCGTGCGCCGCGGTGAACCGTCCGGCCTTGGCGATGATCGCGGACTTGACGGCTTCCGGAGTTTTCAATCCTTTGCGCTCGTCGTCGCTCAGTTCGGCGTCGGCGAGCTTCATCAGATCGACCAGCAGCAGTTCCGGGTCGGCGAGCGTTTTCGCCAGCGTGCCGGCGCGCGCGAAAGCGACCATGACCTTAGCCGTATCGTCGGCATCGTCGTCCGGTTCCTTGTCGTCGGCCTTGTCGCCTGGCTTCTCGCCCTTCTTCTTTTTGGCGTCGGCCGCTTTGGCGATCATGTCGAGCACGTCGGCCATCGTGAGGCCGTTCGTCGCCATGTCCTTCGCGAACTGCTCGATCTGCTCCTCGGTGCCTTCGATCTTGTATTCGGTGTCGGCGACCTTGAATGCCTTTTTTTCGACGACGCCGTCGGCCTTGACGACATCGAAAAACTTTGCCGTCGGGATACAGGGCGAATCGACCAGCGAGCCTTCCGCCGGGTCCGCGATGTACCGCTTGTAATCCTTGCCGTCGATCTTCTCGGCGATCTTTTCGCCGACGTACGAGCCGCCGATCGAGAAGCCGGTGTAGACTCCTTCCTCGACCTTCGCCCATTCGGCGTCGTCGACGACTTTGCCGCCGACGTCGATCGCCTTTTCGGCATCGTTAAAGTTGACGGCAATGAACTTGCCCGCGGCCGTCTTGCCGTGCATAGCGCGCATATTCCCGAGCGACTTGCCGTCTGTCGCTTTGGCGAATCCTTCGCTCCACGCTTTGAAGTACGGCTTGCTGCCGGCATAGTCGAATATTTCGCCGGAGCGGTCGGGGACTTCATGCGCCAGCCGGCCCCAGACTTCGCGACGAGCGACGTCGATTTTCGTGATTGGTACGAAGAGGTTTAGTCCCATCGCGTTACTCCGGTTGTCATAAGATTTGGATGACCGCGCTTTTTCCTTCGCTGCGGCATCCTTCAATTTCCGTTCGTGCGCGGCTATCTTCGGGTGATCCTTCCCGTACATGATTTCCGCATTGCGACGGCCGCCGTTATTCCAACGATCGAGCGAAGACTGGGCGGATTGGCGACCGCCGCCGCCACCTTCCCATTCGCCATTCTCAGCGCGCGGCTGGTCGTCGCTATATTTGGCGAGGAAAAGATCAATGTCTTTCACTCAAGCCCCCTCTGCGGTGTCGCCGAAGTCGACGACGGGCACGATTACGCAGCGGCAATTCGGGTGCGCTGGCGGCGCATCATCGCCGCTCGGGTATTCGTCATCTAATGCGAGTACGCCGTCGCCTTGCGGTCCAGCTTCGGAGTTCGCCAGGCAATCTTCCTCGACCAGATCGTCCTCGGCAGTTACCCATTGCTTTCGCTCGACGACGCCGCTCGCCTTGTAGCCGTTGAGCGCGCCAGCGTTCGCAGCCATCTGCGTTTCGGTGCGCGCGATCGTCATGGCGCGATCCTCGCTGAAGCCGTACGAGTCCGCGATTGCGCTGGCGAGCTTGTCGTTGCTCCAGCCGCCGGCAATAGCGTCGCCCACGGCGCTGCGTAGGAAGTCCCGAGTGGTCTGGTCGATCGCCCATTCTGCGTTGGGGTTTTCGACCAGTCGTCCGAGCTCGTCATACCGCATTCCGACGAGTTCAGCCGCACGATCGCGAGCATATGCGCGGGCGTAATCGTTGACGACGCCGGCCGCGCCTTCGGCGGCTCGCGTTTCAATTCCAACCGCGGCGAGAGCGGCGTAACTCCCGTCCTCGACGATAGCGGCCAGAATGGCGTCCACTTCGCCGACGAGGATCGACCAGCCCGTAAAATCGACTCCGGCAATGATCTGCTCGAGGGCGTCCTGCTCGTCTTGCGACAAGTCCGCCTTGCCGAGCCTGGCGCGGATGCGTGCGACGTCGGCCGCGAAGCGCGGTGCAGCGTGCCGGAAGAATGCGTGAATTGTCTTGGCGAGAGCATCGCGTTTTCTCAGTAGCGAAGCCCGCTCAGGGTCGAGTTGCGCCCATATTTGCGAACGCCTTTTCCCATCTTGCCGGCGACCCCCGGCGCCGGTGCGCCTGGAGCTCCGGGCTTAGGCGCCATCGCCGCTTGCGCCTTCATTTTGTCTTCGTTGCGCTGGTCCGCTTCGGCCTGCTGGTCAGGCGGCAGAACGGTCGCATTGACGCCGTTCGATACCGTCGGCTGATCCATCTGCGCGCGTAGTTCCGGCGTCATCGCGTCGTCGCCGAGCTTCTGCCTGACCTCGTCCGGGTGATAGACCTTGTTCGTGAGATAGAGCGCGAACCGCTGCGCCTCTTCGAGCGGATCGGTCGCGACTTCCTCTTCCCAGCGAAACACGATGTCGCGCCGGCCGAACTTCAGCATGATGACGTGATTCATCAAGTCGGCGAGGTACGACGCATACGGCAGCGTGCCTTCTTCCTTCTGCTGCTCGGCGTGCGTCTGTCCGCTCGCGCGGTTCATCATCTTGACGAACGGCATCGGGGACAAACCGAACGCAAAGCACATGACGCGGATCAGCCATTCGTCGGTCGCGTCGGTAAGCGCATCCTTGCGCGGCTCGTACGGCGGTTTGCCGCCGCCCGGGAGCCAGCGCACGCCGCGGCGATTGGCGAGGTTGCCGAGATTGACCGAATCGAACAGCAGTTGCATCTGCGCGATCTGGTCCGGATTCCACGTATCCGGCGCGAACGCGAACATGTCGGGGATGCTGCCGGCCGTGTAGTAATCCTTCAGGAAGTCTTCGCGCAGAATTCCGATCTCGAGCGTCCGGATGATCTGCTCGATCGGCCCGAAGCCGTACGGCAGATCGATGCGCGGGTTGCGCGGCTTATAGAGCAGTTCGGGGAACGGCTCGCCGAAGCCGTCGACCGGCACCGGCTGGCCTTTCGGCACCGGCTGGATATAGTCGATCGCCGGCAGGCCTTTGAGCACCTGCTGATACGCCGGCCCGAACTCTGGCGGCGGCAGGCGACCGTCGGCCATGATCTTCGGCGTGAACATCGACCCGTCCATGATTTCGAGCGAGAACAGATCGCCGCCGCGCGTCGGCCGGAGCCAGAGCGCAGGCGCGTCGTACACCAGCACCTGCTCCATCAGCTGAAACGTCCAGTCGCGCCAGGTATGCACCTTGTCCGGATACGCGAGCATGTCCTCGATCGCATCCATGTCGCTATCGCGCGCTTGTTTCTTGTCGCGCGGCCCTATCGTCCACGCCATCGTCCCGAGTTCTTCCTTGACGCGCTCGATCATGATGCGGACCAGATCGAACTCGGCCATCGCTTTCAGGAACGGGAAGCCGATCCGCAGGCCGGTGCGCGGCGTAACGCGCGTGTTATAGCCGACCGGGTAATCCCACGGCCGGCCGACCGCGCCGAACGCTGGCGCTTGCGCGACCGGTTGTAGCGGCTGCTGCGGAGGGAATAGAACGGAGCCAGCATCAGCGCCCAGGATGCGAATCGCGACCGCCTGCATGAGCCGACGACCGAATGGCGCTGCAGCCGACGGAGCGCCCAGATTGGATGTCGGCGGCATCTGCGGCGCGTAGAGCGGCGTCTGTGTTCCGCCGGCCAGCGATGCGGTGCCGTTGCGATAGGCGTCGATCAGCGTCGGCGTCGGATACTCGAACGGCGGCGAGTCGGACGCCGGCTTAGGCTTGGGATTCGGGCGCGCCATCAGGCCAGCACCTTATCGAGCGTCGCGCCAATCGCGCGCTGGGCGCGCAGTCTCCGGCGCTTCTCGGCTTCGTATTCCTTCGACGACTTGCACATGCACGCCTTGCACCAAGTCGCAAGGCCGTCCTTGCGCCCGTAGGCGTTATGAAAATGCTCGTCCGTGCGCGGCAGCGAACGCCGGCAGCCGCCGCAGACGTGCATCCGCGGCTCCATCAGTGCCCCCGCCCGAACGCGCGTGGCGTTTCCGGCAGCGATGGCATCTGCTTGTCGGGATTCATGGCATTCGCCATGTGTTCGATCATCCCGAGCGCTCGCTGCAGTTCGAACGCTAGTTGCAGGATGCGCGCTTCCGCGACCTCGAGCCGGTGCTCGTAGCGCCCGTTGCGGTAGACGGCAGGGATCAATGCTTTCCTTTCGACGGAAGGTGCAGCGTCGAGCCAGGGACGGTCTTGTCGATCGGCGGCACAGACAGCGCTGGATGCTGCTCGACACGCTCGAGCCGCGCGACGAGCTCGCGCACAACGCTCTCCAGCGTATCGATCCGCTCGTAGGGAGTAGGCATCAGCCGATGATCCCCGTGCCGCCCGTGGATCCGGTCGCACCTGTCGCACCAGCTGGCCCGACGATCGCCGGCCCGACGTTGCCCGTTGCGCCGGTGTTCGCTGTCTTGCCGACCGCGCCGAGATGGCCTTGCGCGCCAGCGACGCCGGTGTTCCCGGTCAGACCTGTACCACCAGTCCCGCCGGTTGGATTGACGTGCCCGCCCGCACCTGCAGCGCCGGTCGCGCCGTTCGCCCAGTTGAAGCCGGCGCGCAGCAGATACGAGCCGAACGCGCTCGGCGGAATGGTGAGCGTCACGCCGCCGAGAACAGGCACGAGCGGATAAGCGACGCCGTCCAGGCCGACCAGCGTCGATTGCTTGTCGGGGAAATACGCCGGATTGGCGGTGAAAAGTACGAGGTTCGCCATCGCGTTCTCCGGTTACAGACCCGTTGGCCCGGTCGGGCCTGTTGCGCCCGTTGCTCCGGTGACGCCCGTGCCGCCTGTGCCGCCGATCGCGCCGGCTGCGCCGGTTGCGCCAGTGAGGCCGGTCAATCCCGTCCCACCTGTGCCGCCTGTGCCGCCAGTTCCGCCAGTCCCGCCGACGCCGCCCGTTCCGCCTGTGTTGCCTGTTTGGCCGGTTGCGCCTGTGCCGCCGGTAACGCCAGCGCCGAAGCTCCAGCCAGCGCCGAACAGGTCGCGCGGGATCGCATCGCTCGGCATCACGACCTGCGACGATGCGACTGCGTAGAAGACGCCGTTCGTACCCCAGATGCCGCCGCCAACGTAGCCGGATGGTTGATTCAGCGTGACGTTTGCCATTGCTTACCCTTTCATGCCGGCCAACCGGCCGCGGTTCGAGTCGTTGACGAAGGCAGCGGCGCGACGGTGGTCTGCGCGGCTTGTTTGTTCGCTAACTGCTGGTAATACCGGAAGACGCCCATATCCGATTCGTCGGACAGTTCGGTCAGCGCCCAGACGAGCGCGTCCATGCGATTGGGAGACTTGGTCGTCGTGATCGGATCGAAGTCGCACATCTCGTCCTCAAGCTGCGGGAAAAAACCGACGTGATGAACACGGCCCTGCTCGTAAAGCGCGCTGATCGGCTCGGCGCGGATCGCTTTACCGCGCGATGCAGTAACCGATTTATACGATACGTTCGTGTCAACATTGCGGATAGTCATCTCGACCATATCGCCGCCGTTGTTGACCTCGCCGATGATGCGATCGGCGCTTAGGTCGCGGTATGCCTTGACCGCTGCTTTGCCCCATTCGTTTGGACCAGCATCGAGGCTGCGATCGCCGATGACGTAGAAGTGCTGCGCGCCAGTATCCGTCACGCCAGGCGGCGGCACCCAGCCGGCGGGCTTCGGACCGACGCCAGCGACCACGATTCCAGCTTCGTCGAGCGTGTCGGACGATGCCTTTGCAAGTTCGGCGCGGTCGCGATTCTTGACGTTCGGGTCGAGGCCAACGACGACGCGCTGCATTGTTGCAGCAGCGGTAACGCGATAGGCGTCGATATTGGCGCGCTGCCATAGCGCGCGCGGATTGTCGTCGAGTATTTCGGCGTTGAGTTCTTGCCGGCCTAGGCGCGTGCCTTCGTACTTTCGGATGACCTTCGAGAAAAACGCCGGCGCAAGGTTTGATCGATTGTCGTAAGTGCTGCCGCGCGTGACGATGGTCGACTTGTCCGCGATTAATTCCTTGATGAGCGCAGTCGGCTTCGGCGTCGTTGTGACGACCGCCTGCGGCTGCGACCCGAGCCGCAATCCGAGCATGGCCTGGTCCCACGCTTCGGGATAGCGCCAAGCGCAGAGTTCGTCGGCCCAGAGTTTTTCGTGCTGCTTGCCGCGCAAGCGCTCCGGCTCGTCTGCGGTGAAGATCAGCGAGCGCGCGCCGTTCGGCCATTCAAGGCGCGACTTCGATACGCGATAGAAAGGACGCTCCGAACGCGGGCAGATAGCCAGTAGTCCTGACTCGCCCTCGATCAAAATATCGCGCGCATCATCCGCGGTTGCGGCGATAAGGTTGACAAACCGAAAACGCTTGATCCATTCGCGCACAACTTCGCCGCCGGTTCTAGTCTTGCCGAAGCCGCGGCCGGCGAGAATCAGCCAGGTCTGCCAATCTCCATCGGGGAGACGTTGCTCAGGACGCGACCAGAAGTCCCAATCCGACAGAAGCGCAAGCGCGCCCTCGTCGGATAGCGCGTCAACCCTCGCCTGGCGTTCCGCCGTCGTCAGGCTTCGGAGTAATTCCGCGAAGCAAGGATGCTTTGGCGTCGCTGAGTTCGACGGAGAGAGGATTGTCCGCATCGCCAGCGATTACCGTTCGATCGCCGTACTTGCGCGGCAGCATTCGCGATGCGTTCCACTTGAGGTTGTCGCTCTCGAGTTTGGCGAGCTGGACCTTTTCCGAAGTAAGATCGTCGTCGCGCTTGAGCTCGGCCGTAACGTCCTGGATGCGCTCGGCGTAGACATGAGCTCGAGCCGTGGTCGCTTTTTCGTAGCACTCAAGCGCAGTCGGATCGTCCTGCAGCCAGCGCCAGAAAGTGCGATCGGTAGGAAACTTCCCACCGGATTTGCAGATCGCCGTAACGCTTTCACCGGCGGCGATACGGGCGAAAATTTCCGCCAGCACGTCCGATCTCGCGCGCGTACTGCCGACATCCTGCATAGCCTCGCCTGACGGTTTGCCCTCCGTCTGGGTCGGACTGTGCGCTATTCCCGCGTCATATCGCAAGCAAATTTTACAAATTGATTTATTTGGGGATGGGCTTGACGATGCCGCGGGCCAGACCTTCTAGCCGCATGGCGTACTCGGTCGCGGTTTCGTTTGGCCTTGGCCCTTGATCTTGACTTGTATTTTTATCAACCGGTTTTGACGTTTGCGCGTCGCTACTCGATGTATCCGAAGCCGCTTCACTTCTCTTCATATCACTTCTCTTCACTTCACTTCTACCGACTACAGTCTGACTATAGTCTGACTTAGGACCGTCTATAGTCTGACTATGGTCGGTCTTTTTAGAGATCAT